CGACTACCGTTGCGACGTGCTCGTTCAGGTCTTCGATCACCCCACCTCTGCTGGCCCGTACCAGCACCACGGTGGCGAGTCGGTTCCGACGCCCCCCGGACCTCCGAAGTTGGGATACCGTCTGTACAACTGCTGGCCCGCGTCGTTCTCCATGGGCGACCTCAACGCCGGTGACTCGTCTATCCTGATCCAGCAGATCGTTCTCAACCATGAGGGGTTTGAACTCGGTTTCACTGAGGCTGAGGTCAGCGCTATCGCTGCCATTGGCTGATAAATAAGTCATACAAAGCAACCACAACTAGGAGTATTGAATTATGGACGACCAGTCTACTGCTGACACTATTAACGCTGCTATTGAGGACAAGGTGCCTTCCATGGGGGAGGCACCTGACCTCGTAGTAGAACTTATCCGAGGTCTATACGACTCGGATAAGGATGTGTGGCATACCACCGCTGAGATCAGAGAGTTGAACGGTGAAGACGAGGAATACCTAGCGGCAATCCAGAAGAAGAAGGGGTTGCTGTACGCCGAGTACATGAACGCACTACTGTCCAAGGCAGTAGTCCGTATTGGATCACTTGATATTAATGGTTCACGAGGCGAGGCACTGGTCAGTAAGTTAATGATGGCAGATAGGGACTTACTCTATTTGAACATTGTTAAGGCCACGTACGGTAACGAGCGGGAAGTAAAAGTCATTTGTTCTGAGTGTAAGACTATGAACGATGTGACTCTGGAATTGGACAAAGACTTCCCCATTACTTATCCAGACTTTGATATCCGTCAGGGTATTGAGGTGGAGATCAGCAGCGGGACGGTACACCTGAGGTTGCCTAACGCTGAGGATACCGTGGAGGTAAACAAGGGGGCTAAGACCGACGCAGAGGTCAATACGGCCATGCTCGCTCGTTGCACCATCTGGCCTAAGGGGAAGGCCCCCGATAACCCACTTAGGTGGGCACGCAGTCTTGGTATGGCCGACCGGCGCAAGTTGGTCAACGCCCTTCTCAATGTTGAGATCGGCCCCAAGATGGAGGAGGTGAATACTCAGTGTGCAAGTTGCGACAAGGAAATGCCGCTTCTGCTCGACTGGGTCTCACTTTTATTCGACTAATTTAAAGTTCTTGTATTGGGAATACGAACAGATAGCCAATGCTTACAACGGGTTTGCTTTAGCAGACATTAGAACTATGGCAGTTCGTCAACGTGATTTCTGGTATCGTATGGCGAAGTGGCGTAATAAGTAGCGGAGGCTATTATGGCTGTAGGGCCTAATGAAGAAAGTCTTGTAGGAAAAGAGGGTAAGAACCTCACCGCGTCCGCCAAGTCAAATATTCAAGTAGACACTAAGGCTTTTGGCGATCTCAAGCGTAACCTCACTGAGGTTGCTAAGATTGCCGCGAACCTACACCAGTCCCTAAAGGGTGCCGCTGAAGAATCTGCAAAGATCAACGTCAACGGCGTCCCCGGCAGCACTTCGGGTAAGTCTTTCTTCAGTGGTGCCTTGGCTATGGCTAGCCAAGGAACGAGCATCAACAGCAGCCTTACTGGCGGCGGTGGTGCTGGTGGAGGCGGCGGCGGTGGAGGCGGCGGTACTGCTGGTGGTGGTAATTACGGTGCTGGTGGTTACGGCGGTGGCATACCCGGCATTATGGGTACCGTCGCTGACTCTACGTCGTTCTTCTCAGGGGTACCCGGCAAGAATGTTGCCGGTGGAGCGATGCTGGGTAAGCAGATATCTGAACAGATAGCCAAGTCAATAGGCGCTGTTATCCAGTCTGTGGACCAGCGCATTGAGCGGGGCACTGCGTACGCTACTACTGCGGATCGTTACAACGTACAACTACAGCAGTTGACCGGCCAGTCGCAGATGCAGGTCATGCAGAACATGCGACAGCCTCTGACGCAGTATCGTCTAGGCGCTGGCGGCGTGAACGCCTTCATGCAGTTCCAAGCCCAGACTGGGCAGTTCAATCTGCCTGATAACTACGCTGCTTCCGTTGCTGGCATCCGTGCTTTAAGTGGCTACTCCAAGTCTACTGCTGATGTTCTTACCGAGCAGCAGCAGTTGATGGACCCAGAAGTTGCTAACCGTATGTTCTTTATGGGTGGCGTTAACGCCTTTACTGCTGGCGGAGGTATGCGCGATCCTATGGAGATGCGCCAGCAGATAGCCCAGCGTATGGGGTTAAGCAATCCCAACATTGCTCGTAGCGCACTCATGCCGGGGTCTGTAACCCGCGCCCGCCTTGCTGATATGGGTATTGGCGAGGAGATGCAGACTGAGATCATCCAGTACGGCTTGGCTCAGAACTCCTTTAGAGAGCGAGGGGGTACCGGGCAGTACGACCCCAGCAACCCGTACCACCGTAAGGTTGCAGGTATCGAAGACAACTTGGCGACCAGCCAAGAGGAGACTTCTAGGATACAGACGCAACGTGAAGAGCAGTTCATGGAGCGTCAAATTGACAACATGAAGACCGCAGAAGATAGAAATCGTGCTTTGATCTCTGCTCTGGCTGGTGTTGAAGATAAACTCAGCGGTTTAATTGGTGTACTAACTAGCAGTAAGCCTATTCGCGGTGCAGCGTCTGGTATAGCGAAGTCAGCAGGAAGTTTCCTTACAGGAGTAGGTGCCGGTTTGATAGCGTCGGGTGTAGGTTCTCCCCTAGGCGCCCCGCTTGCGATAGCGGGCGGTATATTCTCAATCCTTGGCGGCATGGGTGACGGCGACGCTGAGGGTGACGGTAGCGCTCCACCACCTAACACGCCCACCCACAATGCTGTCGCTAACGATGGTTCACGCGACAGTCAAATCATGGTCCCTAGTGGAGCACGTGGTAGTAGAAAGATACCGCTGTCTGAGTTGAAAGCCAGCCCCCGCATGGCAAACCTACAGCCAAGCCTACGGGAGAGGCTGGTGCGAATGATGCGTGAGAGGCCCTCAATTGGTATCACTAGCGGGTACCGAGACGAGGCCCATCAGGAGCGCTTGTTCTATGAGCAGATGGAAGAGACCTCGCCGGATCAATCTCAAATTGAGTGGCAGGGTAAGTACTGGAAGTCTAAGCCCGGATACGCCTTTACTGCGCCCCCGGGAAGTTCTATGCACGGCGTCGGTCTAGCCGCCGACATCTTCGATGAAGACGACCCTAGTTACTCTTGGATTGTCAGCAACTCAGCAAGGTTTGGACTCAACAACTGGCGTGCTAGAGGTTGGCGAGACGACGAGCCTTGGCACGTGCAACCCGACAACGTGCCTAGATTCCGCAGTCAATACGAAGGTGGGGAATGGAATCCTGCTGAAGGAGCCTCAAAGAGAGGTAATAGTAATGCGTCTAAGTTCGGCAGGAGCACTAGTGATGGTATCTTCCTAGACGGAGATATGGGCCAGAAGTTCTTATATGAAGGCAGTATCTCGCAGATGCTTATGGAGCACGAGTCCCGTGGATTCCAGAAGTTCTTGAGCGGTGGCCGCGCCCGTGGGCTAAGAGGACGGGCGTCAGGCACCGCTGCCGCGTACCCTAAGGGAGGCAACCTCTCAGCATTACAGATAGCCCAACTTGCTTCTGACGCTGGTTTTACTGGCGATGAGATTCAGAAAGCCGTGGCAATTGCTGGCGCTGAGAGTGGCTTTCAGTCCAATGCATTTAACGGTGAAGGCGAGGACTTGTCCTACGGTTTAATGCAGATCAACATGTACGGTGGTATGGGACCGGAGCGCAGGGAGTGGTTTGAGTTATCTAACAACGAAGAGTTGTACGACCCGGCAACCAATATGAAAGCCGCTTTTGAGTTATATAAAGTGCAGGGGTGGAAGGCTTGGACTACTTACGAAGGTAGTAGGTACAACTCTTATCTACCGGCGGCTGGTGCGGCCCAGTTCTCGGTAGAGCGTAAGTCAGAGGAGGGAGACCCCATGCCTGACCGTGCGCCCACCCGCTCAGGGTCGGTATTGACGGCGAGCGGTTCTACCACCAACAACTTCACGTCATCCCCCACTGTTAACGTGTCTCCTGTGATCAACTTCAACGGTGCCCCCGGCACCCCCGATCTCAGGCGTATCGCTCAGGACGTAACTAGAATGATCAAGGAAGAAGTAGAGATGCTTGATTTGAGGAACGCCTGATGGCTGATTCGTACAGAACTAACCAGTGGTATGACTTGGGGCTTGATAATTCGTTAGTAAACCGTTTTACTAATTTAGATTCTGGCTACGCCGTACCGCGAGCCGATAACCGAGACTTTAAGTACCCGACTAGAGTATCTCGCACCATAGACCGCTCAGGTAATCCTGTCAGTACACCTCTTAAGCGGGGTTACGTACGATCCCTGCTTAGTAATACGTCAAGGCGTTGTCAGTTTCAGTTCAACCCATCGTCTATTAACCAGTCAGTAGCACAAAACACTTCTATTCTTAACTTCTTGCAGGCTGATCCTTATCAGTATGCTCAGCCCATTCCCGGCAATGTGACCTTTAACTTTGGTCTGTTCTTTGATAGAACAATGGAAGTAGCCAACCCTCAAGAGGCCATCACCTCAGTAATAAGCACAGATAACCCTTGGGCTAATAATGGACCTGAGCACATAGGTGTGCTGCACGATTTGTCATCTTTGTTTTCTATTATCGGTGTGGGCGTAACCGAGTACATGGACAGATCTCTTAATGATTTAGAGGCAAGCCCCGACGATCTAGCGGCAGGTTATTTCAGTGACTACATAACAGCCAATGCCCCAACTGAGGCTACTGACAGTGATGACATCACGGCCACACAGTACAAAGACTCTTTGTCTGAGTTAGTGAACATTAACAGGGGCAACAGCGCGTTTCTTCTGCCCCTACCCATCCGTGTAGTGTTCTCCTCCCTGTATATCGTTGAGGGTCTAGTAAACGATATTGACATTATCTTTACTAAATTCAGTACCCAGATGGTTCCCATTCAATGCCGCGTTGACATATCTATGGAGTCAAAGTACATTGGATTTGCTAAGGATCAGACTTTCTTTACGCACGTTTTGGACGACGTCAAACAAGAATCTCTGAGAAGAGGAGGATCAGGCTTTGGTTCTAACGCCGAGATCACCGGATCAAATCTAGAAGCAATTAAAGCAGATCTAGGAAAGATTAATTTAGGAGTTCGTCTTACGTCATCCTCGGATACAACCAATATTGAAAGAGTAGTGTCAACAGCAGTAGTAACAACTGGAGGTCTCGACTACCTAGAGATAGACCCTTCTGATAGAGAACCGGGAACCCGTTCAAAGAAACTAATTAAACTGCGGTTCCCAGACGCTAGACAGGGTAACGACAGAGTATCTCAATTATTTGCATCCGGTAACTCAGTTGAAATAAAGTTTGATGCAAGAGTCGAACTTCATAGATTTATAGATCCCACTACTGTTTCTAACGTAATTCAATCCCTGAATGATGCTGCACAGTACGAGCAAGATGCCGCACAATCTCAAGAGGGTGTTGTGTACATTTGGGAAGCCCCTAATATGGCAACTCTAACCGATGCAGTAAGGAGGGGAACCGCTGACTCTCCTGAATACTTTACTTTTGAAGACGATGATCCCAATGATGATGTTGTCAAAAGACGACATAAAAATAACTTAAAGTTATGGTCTCTATTCCTCAACGATGATAATAGGTATTTAGAAGATGACAATTATGGGGTAACTAGTGCTACTGTGCTAGAGGAGTGGCAAGCCGCTATAGACGGTAAAACTGAGGGCGCTATGAGCGAATCAGGTCAGGATGATAGAAGCGAAGTATACGATATTGGAGAAGGTGAACTCCGTGTAGCGATAGAGGACAAGCAAGACGGTTTTAGTTATTTCTTCCTGTGCTCCCTGAGCGTTCAGGTAAAGGTTAACGGAGAAATATCTAGTATAGACAAGGCTGTATGTAAGAACTATAATCCTACAAACTTACGGTCGACAGCCGATACCTTTGCACTAGAGCACGCTTTTAATCTTGACTGGTAGGTGTAGTTGTGGCTATTTACAATGCTGTTTCCCGTTACACGCTTGACGCTTCTGGCCAGTCAGCGACTCGTCTAGATACAACTATAACCTCCTATACCTTGTACACCGTCAGGGACGGAGACACGCTGGAGCGCATCTCTGCTCGCTTGTTCGGTACCACTGAGAGGTTCTGGGAGATAGCAGACATTAATCCGCAGTTCAAGTTCCCCTTAGGATTAGCAGTTGGGGACGTAATCCGCATACCTTCAGCATGATCGTAAAGTCCCCTTATGGAGTATCTCCTGATATAGAGGTAACTATCGGGGGAGCCACTGTTGACTACAACACCATGTACAGGGTGGAACTCATTCTTGAAGAGAACCAACATGACATGCTGGTTCTCGAAGTGTCAGGTATACCTCCTAGAGCGATTACTGATTACTACGGCAAGCCGGTACAGTTAACTATTAATACTGGCCCCCGTTTGTCGCAGAGGTTCAACGGGTATGTAGAGGACGTGCGCCCCGTATCGCTGACCGCAGGTGGATTGATGAATAAAAGCCCCTTTCAGGCAGCAAGGATTGTCTGTATGGGGGCCTCTTACAACCTGCGTGGAAGCACTAGCCGAACTTGGGTGGGATACAAACTCAGCACAATTGCCAAGGAGTTAGCGCAAAAGCATAGGTTTAGCCTTGACGTTCCTAGAGATGATTACGTTAATGAAACCCTTGTTCAAACCAACGAATCTGACTGGCAGTTTCTAGTTCGTTACGCCAAGCAACTCGGATACAGGGTCAACGTCCATGGCACCCACATGCACGTGTACGACCCCCAATCAGCCCTTAGTCGTCAGATCTTTTATCACGAGTTGACTTCTCTGATAACTAGTGGAAGAGGCATCGACCCACAACCCGGTCAAGTGATGGAGTTCTCAGGTACGTTCTAACGCCGCAACATTGACGGAGAGTACAAAGAGAGCGAGATCGCGGTGCTCAGCAAGGACAACGCTGTGTATAACCTGAAGTCGACCACCCTCACTACTGGTAACGGTACTAACCGATTCCCTAACCGAGTGGGCGATTTTGTGGACAACCTTGCGGAGGCAAACCGCAGACTACGTGCCGAGGATAGGGCGGATTACGACTATTATGCCGACGTGACTACTATCGGTATAGCGGGATGCGTTCCCGGCTCGGTGTTGAAACTGAACCGGTACGACGCTAGTTTCGACGGTTACTGGTACGTGCAGTCGGTGAAGCACGTAGCCCACACCAACGCCTTTACCACCGAGTTGCGTCTCGCTAAGAATGTTAAGAGCGAACTGAAGTTAGACAACACCAAGCCGTTTCAGGTACCACCTGTATCCCAATACGACAGAGACAGATGGGTCTCTCAGAAAGCCAGAGTAAATGAGTACTAGTATTTACGAACTACACAGGGCCGTGGTTCAGTATTCTAACCCTGATACAGGGGCGGCACGGGTGCGAGTACCTGCTCTGCTAGGGGCGGACTCCGTAGTCGCTATGCCTACTGTCGGTCTAACCCAGACTGATGGCGTGTGGAACGTCCCCCCTGCTGGAACCATCCTGTTCATAGCAGTCAGCGATGATCGCACCCAGTTCTTCTGGCTCACGGCTATGGACACTCTGGGTTACGAGGCCGAAACCGACCCCGTAACGACGAACATCATCACCGCCACCGGTGAGCCAATGGGGCACGCTGACCGCACAGACAGCGCGATGT